TTCTCCGCGAAAGTGATGAAGTTGTTGATTACGGCATCCGTAAAGACGTTACTACCCACTTCGGAGTAGTTTCTGATGTTCGTAACGAGCTCGCTGTAGTTCATGTGACCGTCACCGTGACCGATCCAACCGTACCTAGGGCAATTAGCGCCTGTCCTAGCACATACGGACGCATATCAGCCGTGTTAAGGACCGATCCATAGCTCTGAAAAGCCGTAAAACCAGGTGCTCCAACGAACACCGAGACGGGTTCAATGCGGTCTGGGCGCGGATCGCGCAGCGCAATGGCGTCTCCGCGGTACCGCAAAGGCTCCAACTGGGGCTCTTTCGGCTCGTAATCGTCCGGGCAGACCATGAACCCCTGCCATTGCTTGCGCAAGACGTTGTAGGGGTACCGCTGGCCGCAGAAATCGCACAGCCCATACGAAAATTTGCCGGTTGCGTAGGCCATTAGACGCCCATGTCGGGCACAAACTGCACGCTGGCAGTGTCCCGATCCTCCATCGCAGCCCGGTTGAAGTCTTCTTCGTAGATGGCCTTCAGCGCAGCCGTCCGATCCGGGGCAAACTTGAGCGAAAGCTGGTACGCAAGCCCAGAAGCCAAGCATGGCAAGAAGCGGAAGTTGATGTCTGCCGTGTTGGTGTACACCCCCGCATCCTGAATGCGCCGAATGCGGTAGTACACGAAGGTATACGTCTGATCCGCCGCCGGATAGAAGAAAACCTTGGTCGGATTGGCGCGCTGTACGTAAAACTGCGCCGGCCGAGCCTCAGAGGTCTTGTTCGGGACGTTCAGGTAGTCCTCGCGGCTGATACGCTCGATGTAAACATCACTGTTGATGCCCTGGCTATTCTGGCGAATGATCGCCTCGAGCACATTGACCGTATCAGTAGGCAATGTGATCTCTTTGACACCCTGCGTCAGCGTATAAGTCGCCTGTTCAATGGTCCAAAGGTTCAAGCCACGGTTGGCCCAGTCCAGAAACAGCAAATTGAGCGAGCGGCGTGCGGAGTTGAGCTGATAACCGCTCGTCGCCCGCATGCCGCAACGCTCAAATGCCTCTTCAACCAGATCGTCAATCGACAGGTTGAAGTCTGTAGTGCCTGACGTAGCCATCGATTAGCCGCAGGATCCGCCCATGCGCATCTTCTTGACCTTCATCTTCTTCTTAGCCGCACCGCCCTTCTTGTAGCCGCCAGGCATCCCGCCGCCCATCATGCCCATGGCCATGCGCTTGTGCTGATTGACATCGCCCCCCACGGCCATCATCAAGACCTTGCCGGTCTTCTTGCTGGGCTCGGAGAGCATCTTGTTCTTCGGGCCACTGCCCACGGCACCGCCACCACGGACGGCACAACCCATTCCACGACCTGCCATTTTAGTACCCTCGCATCGCGCGACCGCGCGAATCCTTGCTCTTGCTCTTCATGGCACGGCCTTTCTTATCGGCCATACCACCCTTTTTCATCTTGCCGACGCCGTCGGCAGCAAAGGCCGGAACCTTCTTCCCGCCCTTCATCACCATCTTCAACTTACCAGGCATAACTTACTCCCTCGCGCTGCGAATTTCGTCCAGTTTAGCTTCAAGACGATTGAACCGTTGGTCGACGTGTGCGACAAACTTCTCGATCCGATCGTCCACCTCTTTGCGAGTGATGTGATCTCTCGCAATCTCCTCGCGGGTCCGGTTAAGCAAAATGCTCAACCGAGCCAGCTCGTCAAACTTACCCTTTAGCATGAACCCCATCCCGGTCACTATTGCGGACAGGATGATGTTCCAGATCATGATCTCCATCGGCTAACACTTCCATCGCCGGCGAGCCTGCCTGATCCTGCTGTTTGGATCCTTGGCAGCCTCTGGGTACATTTTCATCTGGCCGGCGGAACGCGCGCAAAACGACTTGCGTCGTTTGGCCCGGGCAGCACTCGGATTGCTTTCCGTCACGGCCGTCTGGAGCTTACTTCCGGGGTTGGCACGGCGATACGCAGCCACGCCCTGTCGGGTCATGCCTGCGCCCTGCTTCGTAGGGCGAAAGTTGCCGCTTTTAACGGAGGTCTTGATGCCCATGCCCTTGCGCACGGCACCGCCTCCACGCAGCGCAATGCCCATGAAGCCAGGCATTACGCCGGGGCCCCACCCACGTACAGCACGGTAACACTCTTGACCTCGGCATCCGCGATGGTGACATACACGCCATCCGTCGCCAGAATTCCGTCATCGGGAATGATGAGATCGTAGGCTCCAGCAGCCGCCGGAGTCTTGATGTCAAGAATCGTGGTGCCCGAAACGCCGCCCGTCTTGAGGGTAAAACTCGAGGCAGTCGTTGAATTGGTAAAATACACGCCCTGAACACGCGTGCGACCATTCACCGCGTCGCCCGAAGCGACCACGGTTTTGGCTTTGACGTCACTTGCAAAACTCATTGTTCTGCTTCCTTTGTCTAGGTGAAGCCGGATCGCCCCGGGTCATTGTTGACCCGGGGCGCTTCCGTTTTTTAGCGCGTCGCCGAGGCGAAGAGGTAGTCGAGCTTCGTCGAACGGGTGCCCGTAGCACTGCCCGACAAAGACATCGCCGCCAACGCCAACTCCGTGGTCGGAATGTTGGTCGTGTGCGTCGCAACAAGCTTGCGGTTCACGAAGAACTCCACCAACCCCGTGCCGCTCACGCGGAAACCAAGGGTGATGTCGGTGTCGTCAACAAGATCAACGCCCGAGTCCGTCGAGGTCTCGGTGCCGCCCGACTCCGTCTTGCAGAGGATCGAGGCATTGCCATCGTCCACCTGGAACACGATGCGATCGGCAGCCGTCAACATGGCTTCCGGGTTGGTCGCAAAGTTAACGGTGAGCCCGACGCAAATGTCGGTCTGATCGGCGTCGTTGCACTGGAGGCGGGTCTCAAACCACACCACCTTATCGGCAGCGGCCTTGTAGACCTCGTTGCCTTGAATTGACGCGCCGTCGTCGTCCGTCGTAGCAGCCGAGGTCAGCGCAAGGAGCCCATTGACCGTGTCGGCAACAATGCCGGCAGAGGCTCCCGAATCCTTGACCACGGTCCAGTCGTTGGTGCTGTCAAGCGCAACGCCGAGAAAGTCGTCCAAGTACGAGACGACGGCCGGGTTTGCGGAAATGGTGAGATCGGTGCCCCAGGCGCCCGTGACGGTGCCCTTGCCCGAGTACTGAAGCGGGCCAGAAAAATGCGTAACAGCCATGTTGTCCTCACATGCGAGTTAGGTACGGCTGTCTGCATGTCGTCAGCCGGGTCTGTCAGACGTACCTGGATTGCCCCGGAACAGCTCAACTATACGTCAGGAAATCCAATAAAAGAAGGGGGTCTTTCGACCCCCTCCTGTTTGCCGCTATTAGGCACCACCGGGCGAGCCGAAGATACCCCGCGGGTCGCTGAAGCCGAAGCTGTAGCGCTCGCGAGCCTTGTACCGCACGTTGCCGGTGTCGAAGTCACCTTCGAAACCAGTCTTGATGGCAACACGCTGGAACATCTTCATGCCGTTCGGGGCGTCGGTCTTGATAAACCAGGCGTCCGGGTCGGTCAGGAAGTGGTTCACGGTGTAGCCCTGCGGCACCATGCCCATGTTCTTCACGGCGTTGATGTCGTTATCCGCAGTGCCGACACGGAGGGTCGACTTGAGGATACGGTCAGCCGTAAACATGAGTTCCTTCGGGATGATGAGCTTGAGGCCCTGAACAGCGATCTTCAGGCCACGCTCGTCGGTGAACGCAGCGATGTCGATCAGCGCCTGCTCAAGGGAGGTCTCGCTCAGGTCAGCCGAAACGGTGAGCTCGTTCTTGAGGTCCGGGCCCGACAGGGTCGGGTGGTCCGTCGCGCAAAGCGGCTTGCCGTCACCACCAGTCGAGGTCGTGAACGCGCCGTTAAGCACGTCAGCGGCCTTGATCTGCTTGGTCTGCGCCATCGAACGGGCGAGCGCCTTGGTGTAACGCGCAGCGAGTCGGTCGTAGAGGTTGTCCTCAACGGCTTCTTCGGTGAGCGAGAACGCCAGAGCGATCGTCTCGTGGGTGTAGCGAGCGGTGTAGACTTCCTGCGCCTGGTCGTACGCGACGCCAGCGCCTTCAGACTTCACCGGAGCCTCGGCAAAGCCGGACTCCATCACCTCTTCCTCGAACGCACGGTCCGAGCTCTCGACCGAGTAGATCTCGGCGTGCTCGTTCTCGTAGTTCTTGTACTCGAGGCCGAACAGGGCGTTCAAACCCGGCTCGAGCTCCTTAACAAGTTGTGCACGTGAAATTGCCATGTCTTTATGCCCCTATAATCAGGTTACGGCCTTGACGCCGCTGCTGCCATACAGGTGCTCGTTGATTTTCACAACGACCACAGCAAAGTCCCCAAGAGCGTTGCCCGGAACATTCCAGAGGCCAACGATCTTCAGGTTCAGTGCCGCTGTATCCGCGATGGTGGACGAATCCAGTTCCATCGAAGAAACACCCGTGGTGGAGCTTCCGCCCGTCCCAACGACATCGGCGTTCTTGCCGATATCAGCCTGCTCAATGTCCTCATCCGCCTGGATGATGAACAGCTGGCTCGGATCGTCGATCACGTCGGCAACAATCTTGCCCGAGGTGATGTTGACGCTGCCCGGATAGAAGTTCTTCCAGGTCGGCTTGCCGGTCGTCGGATCGATATAGAAGCAGCCGTTAAACACTCCGAGAGCCGCAGCATGCGTCCCCGGGAGAAACTTAACGACATAGCCATTGACGATCGTCACCAGGTCGCCCTGGTAGATCGCCCCACTCTGGTTGTCCACAATCTCGTATCCGTACTGCTTCTGAGCACCAGTCGCAGACAGATTGCCGAGAGGACGGAGACCAAAGGCTTTGTCTACATTTGCCATTTGATTATCCTCAAAAAAAGTTATTCACTGGCTTTTTTAGAGCCGCCGAATGAAACGCGAGACTTACGGGTCGGTCGCTCAATCTGCATGCTTCCATGAGCATTGCTCTTCATGAGCTCGTTGTCCGCAGCCTGCATTTGGTTGTTCGCTCGTTCGCGGTAATACACGCTGCGCTCTTCAACCGTATCTTCAGGAATACGTGCCAGAAGCAGACCTCCCACGCTGATCACACCAGCGTGTCGGCCATCATCCGTCGTTGAGACCGGAAAGTCAGGGTACTCGTCTCCACGAACCAGCTCGTACCCCTCACGGAGACGACCTGCAATGTTCGTGCGGTCTTCCACCCCACCTGCCGAAGCCCGAATCCAACGATGCTTGTATCCCATGGGAGCCGGTGGCGCATCAAGCCGGGAAGGAGGTGCCCACGGACGGCGTCGCGCGGTCTTCGTACGAGATTCGGTCTCGCGCGAAGCGCGGTTCAGAGAAGGCAATTTGACGTCCGACATGTGTTACTCCTTCACGTACTTGGCGTATTCCTCGAGAGGAACACCCAGCTTTTTAGCAATTGCCACTTGACTTGGGGTCAATTTGACAGTGCGGCGTGCTGTGTTGTTGATCCCGGAGGATCGGGAGGCAGGCGCAACCGTTTGCACGTTACGGGTCCTGCTCTGCGTGCTCGCTCCGCCGTCCCCAAACTTCTGGGGAAAGGCGTCTCGAATACGTTTGTCAAGTTCATCATAGTACTCATCCGAGCTGGGGTCAAATCCCTCAACTTGGATCAACTGGCGGTGAATACCCCAGGCGGCATGGGTCATGACGTTGTCCCGGCCATACCACTTGTTCTTTTCCGCCCACTCCTCCACTCGCGGGTCCACCTGCTGCTGCTGGGCGGGCTGCTGGGCCTGATAAGCCGCCTGCTGGGCGGCATACTGCTGCTGTTGCAAGTAGGCCTGGCGCTGGGCCGTGGCAGAGTCTAGCTGCCCCTGCTCCATCGTCAGGGCGGTCAACCGCTGCTGGGCCTCGGTTTCGGTGTCAATGTCACCTTCCTCACGGGCCTTGCGGATGATCTGCTTGAGGGCCACCGCCTGCGTCTCAACCCGGCTCTTGGCCTCAACCAGCCGCTCCTCGTCCGTACGGACATACTGCTGCTCGAGCTCCTGAGCCCGGGCCTGCACCTGCTTGGCATACTCCAAGGCCGCCTGCTCACGGCGCTGGGTCTCGCGAAGCCGGGCCGTCAGCTTGTTGATGCGCTTCTGCACCCCCTCGCTGTACTGGTCCAGCTCCTCTTCCTTACGAGCCTGCCGCGGCTCCTCTTCCGTCACCAGAGGCAGCCTTGGGGCCTCCTCCTCAACGGGCACCTGTACGGTCGCGGGCTGCTCGCCCTCGCCGACGCTAAATTCCAACTGTTCGTTCATCTCGGATCTCCTTACCACATGTGAAGGACGTCTTCAGGATCGGAAACGATCCCCAAGACCTCATCGTCGTTAATCAAACGAATCTCCCCGCCATCGATCGGGATCCGCGCGCCGGCATAGCGGCCGAAGATGATCCAATCCCCCTCCTTGCACCACGGGCCGGTCGGGAACTTGACCTCATCGCCATAGGCGATAGGCCCAACCTTGAGGACATAGCCACACACCGTCGAAACCTGCTGCTTGCGCTGGGTCTCTTCGGCCAAGGCAATGCCACCCTTGGTCTTCTCCGCACCCCGGTAGGGCAGGATCGCAATGCGCCACCCGGTCGGAGTGGGGATGCGGTTGAGTACCGCCGCATGGAGCTTGTCGGGCTTGAGCCCTTCGGCCGTGTAGGCATCTTCCAGGGATGGAACATGCGCTGCGGCCTCTTCCGCCCACTTCTTCTCTAAAGCCGTGGGCTCTTTAACTATCGCATTCACGTTGGTTCTCCTTTAGATCAAAAAGCCGTCGTCATCCGTTCGAGACTTCAGTAGTCGCTTTACGGAATCCTCAACCAGCTTCAATCCTTCAAGGCGACCCATCATGAAGCGATACCGCTCCATGTCGGCGATCGTTCCATTTAGGACGATTTGTTCCGAGCTTTCTCTAAGAGATCTGATCTCACGAAGCACTGCTTCTGCAAATTCAAGCATGGTTGGTTTCCATGAAAAAGCAGCCAGTTTTGCGCACCGGCCGAGGCGCTTATCGACTTAGTAAATCTTGACTGGGCGGTTGCCATCCTTCTTCTTGACCGTGCGCACAGCACCCATGACGCCGCCGTCCTTCATGCCGCGCGACTTGCCGGCCTTCGCATACGCGATCGCTGCCGCCTGTTTCACCGCAGCGGACTTGCTCTTCGGCTTGCTCGTGCCAATGCGGCCCTTTTCCTTGTAGGTGCCGACAAGCTCGCCGATGTTGCGGCTGATCGTCTTCTGGCTCGATCCCTTTTTAAGCGGCATTTCGCCCTCCTCGTTGTAACTGAAGTTGTAACTTCGCCTGGTCAATCTGCATCGACTGCTGGGCCTTTTGCGACTCAAGCTGCAACTTCGCCTGATCCAACTGCATCTTGGCCTGGTCGGCCGCGGCGCGCTGATCGAGCTCCTGCTTCTTGAGCGCCACCAACGGGTCCTCCCCGCCGCCAGCCGCCTCGCCAGAAAGTTGCCCTTGCAGGTTCTTGAGCTCCTGCAAGTAGGTGGCGATCTTGATCGCGACCATGCCTTCCTTCTGGATCGGCGACACCAGTCGATCGGGGTCGGTGCCGTACGCCTTGAAGATGTCCGCCTCAACGTCCTCTTCAGCCTTGATGCGCACGTGCTCGAAAATGTGCTGCTGAAGCTCCATCGCCGACATCGGCGCGGCCTGAAGCAGCGGCGACATGCCCATGATCAAGTGAGCGACGATGTGCGCGTCATGCTGCTGGCCCGGGAAGGCCTTGAGCTTCATCCCGTTCAACACAGAAGAGTTCTCGGACGCCGGATCACGGGGCATCTGGTTGTTCTGCGGGATCAAGATGCCGTCGATGTCGCGGATGTTCAGCGCGGAATACACACGGTAGTACGCTTCGTACATGTTGTGCATCTGCGGGGCGCCCTGCGCCATCTGCAACTGCATCTGTGCAAGCTGGATGCGCTGCGCGGAGCTGAAAATGTTCGGGTCAGCAACCGGCAGCACCGAAACGATCTTGTCGAAGTCCGTGCGCTTGACCTTGCGGCTCGCCCCCGGCACATCGTACGGGTACTCATCCTCAAGATACTGTCCAAAGCCCTCAAAGAGCAGCCGGAACTCAAGCGACTGGGCGTAATGCAGGCGCTTGTGGATCGCCGACATCACCATTGACCCGCGCTCGAGCAATGCGAGCGTCGTGCCGACCTGCGCGTACTGATTTCCGTCGCCGACCTGCATGTCGGCCGTGCTCGAGAGGCGCTTGCCGGCGTCTACGAGGAATCCAAGCAGCGCAAACAGCACTTGGCTCGGCTCCTTGTACGGAAGCGGCAGCAAAGACGACTGCAACTCCGCGCCACCGGCGTCAATGTCGCGCCACTCGCCCGGTTGGATCGGATCCGAGTCGTCCGCGATGCGCGCGCCCTTGGCCTTGAAGCCCGCAGGCAGGTTGGCAAGCGTTCCGGCGTCGATCAACTGCCGCAACGCGCTCGTCGCCGACTTGGAAAGGCCGCCGATGAGGTGCACAAAGCCCAAACCGTACGCGCCGGGGCCTTCCACCAGCACGTAATGGACAAAATAGTTGCGCCGACGCTTCAGTTCATCGTCTTCGCGCCAGTTTCGGCGGATTCCGATGACCTTGAGCGAGTCTTCGGCGAGCGTAACGACGTACGGAAGCTTGATTCCCGTCGGTTCGCCGTCTTCGCCAATCTCTTCAAAGCCCGGCAGGTCCAAATCGACCAGCATTTCGAGCAAAAATACCTCGCCAGCCTGGTCCGTCGGCTGCACACCCGTCACTTTGTCGATTGCCGCCTGGATTTTGCTCGGGTCCGCGGGCGTCGGCTCGAGGTCAACGGCAATATCGAGGTATTCGCCGATCAAAACGCGCTTGCGGAACTCGTTTGAGTCCATCGCAATGCGGTGCGTCAGCCGCGAACACTGCGAAACAACGCTCGAACCGTTGTACGGGATGTACACATCGTCCGCCAGACACAGGCGGGAGACCATCCGACCGAGCTGAAAGTCGTAATAGACCTTCTTGAAGGTCGATCCGCCGTATCCGGTGTAGTACAGGAGCTGGTCGAACTCCGGGGTGTACTCCTCCATCACCGTCGTGAGCTGGTAATTCATGAAGTCCTGCACGCGCGCGGCCTGCTGGAACTTGTCGACGGTCTCTTTGCCAAGCACCTGCGTGCGAACCGGGCCACCCGCGGGCATCAACTCCTTGAACGCCTGCGACTGGAACTGGATGATCGCCTCTTGCAGCATCGGATGCGTCGCGCCAGAGGCGCCACGGAAGGGCTTGGTGCGCTCTTCCATGCGCAGGCCCAGCAATTCCAGGCCCTTGGCGTACATCTGCTCCCAATCCGACCGCGATCCCTTGTCCGCCTCGAACATCGCCGAGACATCAATGGCAATCCGACCAAGGTCATCCGGGTCTACTACCTCCGCAAGGTTCGCGTAGAAGTCGACCTCTTTCGCCTCATCCTCGCCAATCTCGATGACCGCCCCGCCATCCGGCTCCAGGACGATCTCGATCTCCGGGGCCTCCTCTGGCGGACCCCCGGCAATGACCAGGACGCCTGCGTCAGGGGCTTGGTTGATCGCTTTATCAATTGGCATGTTGATATCCTAACCTGTTGTTGCCGCTAACGCTAGTCTTCTTGGTTGCGACGATTTTGCCGCGCTTCGCGACGCGCTGCACGACGTTCTTCTGGGGTGCCGGGGCGAGCGGCGCGCCTTTCGGCATTGCGCTGTCTGATAAGCTGCATGTAGGCGTCGTTAAGCTCTTGCTCGGATGCGTAGCGTTGATTAGCCGCCTGGAAGTCGATGAGCACTAGCTGTGCGGCCTCCCTGGAGCCTTTGCTATCTATCCAAGACGTCACCTGCCTGCCCGGGCTGCCCGTTGGTTGCAGGTTTTTTAAATCGAACAGCTTCGTATTTTGTAGGTCGCGGACTGATTCCCATTGCCCGGATTTAACAAAGTCCTGAACAAACGGTAGGTACTCGTCCCTTGGGGCTTGGTTAGCCTTGCCTTTGATCTGACGAATACTGGATGGAAAGTTTACTGGAATCCCATTTTCATCCACATAGCCTGTGTCAAACAGGATTTTCATCCTCTCGTTTTCGTCAAGATGTGAATACAACTGATCAACCCGAGCCTTGAACCTAGCGAATGGAACCCCGATTGGCTCAACTTCAATCGTTACGTGCGGCTCGCCAGTGCTCTTGTTACGAAGGGAATAGATTTGTGTGGCGCCAGAGAGAACGTTATCGCAGTACCCCCCCACGCAATGCCCCATCATGTCCCCCTCATAGCGGAGGGCGTCCGATAAGGCTTGTTCGCCTTCGGGGGTGTCTGCCCTAAGCTGAAACCACCCGTACTTCTGGCCCGGGTAGTCCTTAAACGACACGGTCGCTGCGTTGTTCGCCAGAGCAAAGTTGGCTTCTGCCTTCTTCTTCTCACGCCACTTGTTGATCTTGCTGACATGCCGCACAGCATCCGGCACGGACATGCGGCCGAGCTGCTCGTTGGTCAGACGCAACTGTTGCGGCAGGTCCCCACCCGGGTCGATGGAGTTAAGTAGTTCGTCTCGGAGATGGTCAAAGCCGAGATCGGATCCCAAATTTTCAGAAGGAAGATAAAGCTTTCGATTTGGATCTTTTTTCGATACTTCAACGATCCAAGGATTATCTTCAAAAAACCTACGCACTTCAGGGCTGCTAGACGACTGCAATCCCGAAAGGTCTCCAACAAGGTTATATCCCATCATGTAGTCAGTGGCACCTTCCCAGACCTGAGCGGCTGGAGACTCCGCCATCAGTGCTTGTACGTTAGGACCAAGATCGGGATCGCCGTATCGCACCGGATCGTAGTTAATCATGTCTGGATTCACATGCAGAATGCCCTGCTCCGCCAGCTTGCGGATCGGATCCTCCGGCGTTGCCATCTCATTGCGGACGTACTTAGACAGCTTAGTGTCAAGCCAACTATTGATAACCTTTTGTTCTGGCGGGCCGCCCCCGTCCAACTCCCGGAACTTTAGCTTTTCAATCGCGTCCAATTTAGACAGGAAGTCCCCGCCCTTGGGCTTGACGACTTGCGTCATCACAGGCTTTGAACGCCCGCCCGGCGTGAGGTTGCTGGCAATGAACTCCGTCATGCTGGCAGGGGATTTGGCGGCCTGAACGCCGACATCCACAAACGCTGAAGCCAGGTTCTTGGCCGTGGTCAGCGGGTCTTGCGCCGCCTGCGATACAGCACGATTGACCGACTCATACGTCTCTTTGCTTCGTGCGGGGGCGGTGCCTTGTAGCTCGACAGGCG